AAAGAAAGAAGAAGCAGGTACATACTGTACAAAGTATAGACACTGGTGCTACTCGTACTATAAGTTCAAAACTAGCATCTGAGAACTCAACACAAGAAGAGAAGTTCCGTCTTCGTTTCGTTGATATGAAGGCTGGTACTAAGCTAGATGTTGAAGACTCTCTTGGTGCTAAAGCAGAAGTTGAGTTTGCTGCATTTACTGCTGAGAATGGTGGTGCACGTGGTTTCATTACTGTTACTGCTGCTGGTGCTAACCAATCACAAGCAATTTCAACAGCAGCTGATATTCACATTACATCTAAGAGTAGAATTGTAAGTGAGGATGAAACTGGTAAGGTTGATATTGGACAGAAACTTGATTTCGGTGGTGGTAAGTCTTTAGAAATTGATGGTGACGGTATATTAGAACTTCCATCTGCAGGTGGTATTAGATTTGGTGCTACTGGATCTAATAAGACTATCGATTTTGATGGTAACGACAATGTAGTACTTGCTCAAGGTACTGAGATACAGTTTGGTTCTACTGCTGCCAATAAACTTAGTATGGATGCAAGTGGTAACCTAACGTTACCTGATGCTGAATTGCGTTTCGGTGCTGCTGGTAGAACAATTAAAGTTGATGCTAGTGGAAACCTTGAACTTGCTGCTGATGGTGAGATCAAGATTGGTACTAAGAGACTAAAGATTGGTACTAACGGTACACTTGATGTTGCAAATGATGGTACTAACTTCTCTGAAGTTGGTGGTGGATTCCAGACTCAGGTTGGTAATGCTCCTGCTGGTGCATCCATTATTAAAGGACATAACAACTCAACCATCTTTAAACCTTCTCCAACAACGTTGTATAGGTTTACTGCTCCTGATATGAATAACTATAACGTTAAGGGACCTGGACTTCCTGCAGGTGGTACTAATAACGTTACTCTGATTATGTACAGAGGATTTACATATGACCTTGACAATCAAGCAGGTTCTGCACACCCATTAAGAATTCAGTCTACAACTGGTACATCTGGTACTGAATACACTACAGGTGTTGGTGGTGATAAGGAAGCACTACAGACATTCACGGTACCTCTAGATGCACCAACTACTTTATATTATCAGTGCACAGCGCACACTAATATGACTGGTTCAATTGATGTTAGATAACTAGATGACAAGAACAGTCCCAGGGTCAGGTGCAGTAATCGAACCAGTCTTTAACAGTACGTATGGTGTAAAGGACGTATTTGTAGAAGATGGTGGTTCAGGATATGTTGCCACAGATCCACCAAAATTAACTATAGGAAATTGCGGTACGCCTCTTGTTGAGGCTATTTTAGAGCCGATAATTACTAATGGTCAGATTGCTGCTGTTAAGGTACTGCATCCTGGAGAAGGATATGATCCATTCAGAATTAATATTAATAATGATGGAGGAGGATATGGTGCAAATGCAAAGGCATTCCTTTGGGCAGAAGATCAAATAGATACACAGGGAAATGTACTAGCACCTGCTGGATCGATTAATTATATTCAAATGTTGTCTAATGGAGACAACTTTTTTACAGGTGAAACTACTGCTGAGATAAAGGGTGGTGGTGGATCTGGTGCTGAACTACGTCCTGTAACAGGTTTGGTAACTGGTTTGTCATTAGAACAGGCTGGTGCTAACTATGAAAATGGAGATATAAATTTAATTGTTTCTGGAGGTGGTGGACAAGGTGCTACTGGTGTTGCTGATGTTGATCAGTTTGGTATTATCAAACAGGTTAATGTAACTAATGCTGGTGAATTCTTTGAAACTCCACCTGTTATCTTGCTAAATGGAGGTGGTGGAGGTGGTGCCAGAGCTCAAGCGACGGTTAATTTGGGTGCTATCACGGGCATCGACATACTTGACCCTGGGGGCGGTTATGCTGTTGCACCACAAGTTATATTTACAAGAAAAACTGATCTCATCAAAAAGAGTCGCAACAGACAAGCGTTTAACTCGACTATCTATAACCTTACAGGGTTACTTACAGATGTTGGAATTACAGACCAGTCAATATATGTTGAAACTACAGATCCGTTTCCTGGATCTGGAAAAATCCTTATTGGAAGAGAAGTAATAAGATATACAGGTAAGACACCTACATCATTTACTGGATGTGATAGAGCAGTTAACTTTAGGTATGATCAAAAGATAACTCTTGATGCATTAGCAGATGATCCTAATACTGGCATTTCAACTTACGTATTTAATGTAGGAGATCGTGTCATTAGAACATCTGAGAGTTCTAGTAATAAGATTGCACGTGTATATGACTGGGTACCTGCTGAGAAAGCATTGTACCTGGTATTTGAGGTTGATAAACTAGCGTTCATTGATGGTGGGTCATCAATGGTAACATCACAGGTTATTGACTTTACTGCTGGTATTGCAGCATCTAGTGCTACTGGTATCGAACCACACGTTCTAGTTGATGAAATTGGTTCAAAGATATACCAGTTAACAGATCCTATACAGATCATACAAGATAAGGCATTTGAAGATGATGATGAATTATCTGGTGCTGGTGATGGTATACCTGACTTAATTAATACGGGTACAGATTTTGAAGGTGCAATTAACCTAGATGGTGGTATTGCAACATCTTTATATGGATTAGAAGAGACCCTTGGTGGACAGAATACTTCTCTGTTTGCTAATGGTGATCAGATGAGTGATGCTAGTTTACCTTCTAGATCCCCAACAGTTTCTGTTGCTGGTGCTCTAGGTGATGGTGAATTGCATTTATCAACTATTGAGTTTACATTTATGACAATGGCAAATGCATATAACTTTGGCATTGGTGAAACTGTCCTTGGTAGTCTTAGTGGTGTACAGGCAACTGTAGTCTCTTGGGACTCATCAAATAAGGTACTAGTGTGTAAAGACCCTGTTGCTAACGGTGGTAATTACCTCTGGAATAAGAATGAATCTATCAATGGACAAGCCTCTGGAGCGTCAGGCACTCTAAGTGGAATTCAGTATCCATCATCCGTTCGAAACGAGCCTGATTAAACCCAGTATAAATAAAAAGAAGGCACAAGCTAGCAATGGCATTACTTACCGATCAATTTAGAATTTTCACCGCAGAAAAATTCATCAAATCGCTGGAAGGTCCCGATAAAACTCAGAGCGACATAGCTGCTGGTGCAAATCGTGATCGTCTGTATGTTTTCATTGGTAGACCGCAAGAGTGGGACAATGAGAACAATCCTCCTACTCCTATTGATTCTTTCCAAGAATTTTCAGACTCATATGATGATATGATCTCTATGAAGAGAGTCTTAGCTAATGACTCTATTCAAGTCATACGTCGTATAGACTGGATACCCCCAGAACAAACCACTGGTGGTTTGGGTTACGTGTACGATATGTACCGTCACGATTATAGTTCCAGTAAGACTGCTTCTTCTGGTGCTACTAAACTATATGATGCTGATTTCTATGTTGTTAACTCGTCTTATCAGGTTTACAAGTGTATCTACAACGGGACAAGTCCTTCTGATCCTAATGGTAAACCTAGTACTGTTGAGCCTACTGGCACCTCCACTTCGATTATCACAACTGCTGACGGTTACCGTTGGAAGTATATGTTTACGATCCCTGTTGGTCAGGTACTGAAATTCTTCTCAGGCGATTATATGCCTGTATTAGTTGACACTGCTGTACAATCTGATGCCGTTGGTGGTGAGATAGATACAGTGGTTATACAATCATCTGGTTCTGGTTACAACAATGGTACATACGAAAATATTACGATCAAGGGAGATGGCACGGGCGGTCGGATTAGTATCGTTGTGGACGGCGGTCGCATTGTTAGTGCTACTGTAACCTCTGGTGGTTCTAATTATTCCTTTGGTAAGGTAATTATTGATGAAGTCAATGGTATTGGTGCTGGTACTGGTAGCGGCGGTGCTATCGATGTCATCATCGCTCCGAAGGGAGGACACGGATCGTCCCCCTCAATCGAACTGGGTGGTTTTCGTGTAATGATTAACACGAAGTTTACCTACTCTGAAGGTTCAGGTGACTTCCCAACTGATAACGATTATCGTCGTATTGGATTAACACTTAATCCATTCAAGTACGGTACTGAGGAATTAGCAGATGCTATTACATTGTCAGTTACAAATGCTGTAATATTCTCCCCAGATTTTACAGGTACATTTAACACTGATGAAATTATCACACAAACAAGAACTGTTGGTGGACAACAGGTTACTGCTCGTGGTCGAGTTGTTTCCTGGAACAGTGTTACTAAAGTTCTAAAGTATTTCCAAAACAGGGTTGATGGTATCTTCCCTGAAATTACAGGTAACAAAGTGGAATTCTCTGGTGGTAACACCATTGTAGGTTCTGGATCTGGTACATCCGTTGATCCAGACATTAACTTCCCTGTGGTACCTGGTGAAGCAACTCGTGTTATTAATAACACTGAGTACGATCTCGGTATGTCATTCACCTCTGGTTACGCCAAACCTGAAGTGAAAAAGGACTCTGGAAAAGTCATCTACATAGACAATAGGAGAGCAATCTCCCGTGCTGGCGACCAAATTGAAGACATCAAGATCGTAGTAGAGTTCTAAAACAATGCCACAGAATACCAATCTGAATATATCTCCTTATTTTGATGATTTCAATAAGGAAAGTAACTTCTATAAAGTTCTCTATAGACCTGGATATCCTATCCAAGCTAGGGAACTTACTACGATGCAATCCCTTCTGCAGAATCAGCTGGAGTCGATGGGATCTCATATGTTCAAGGATGGCGCAATGGTCATTCCTGGTCAGGTTGGTTATGACTTAGATGCTAAAGCAGTTCTACTACAAGGTAATTTCTTAGGTACAAGTGTTGAATTATATCGTGAACAGTTAGATGGACGTATTATAACTGGTCTAACTACAGGAATTAAAGCAAAAATTATATCTTCTATATCAGCTACTACATCTGATCGTGGTTATATCACATTATATCTTAAGTACATTACTTCTGGTGGTGACGATAGTGATACCAATACGTTCGTAAACAATGAACAGTTAGTTTGCGATGCAGAATTAACGTTTGGTAGTACACTAATTGAGATCGGAACTCCATTTGCACAGTTACTTCCTACAGAAGCAACAGCAGTTGGTTCTACTGCTACAGTAGCTAATGGTGTTTATTTCATTCGTGGTTATTTCGTTGATATTGCAGAACAAACAATCATACTTGATCAGTATACAAACAACCCATCTTATAGAATTGGTTTAGAAGTATTTGAATCTATTGTAACTCCTGAAGATGATCCTAGTCTGAATGATAATGCGACTGGTACATCTAACTACTCTGCTCCAGGTGGACACCGTTTTAGGGTACGTGCTACCTTAACTAAGAAGGTAATCGATGACGATACTGATAAGAACTTCTTAGAATTGTTGCGTATTAATAATGCAACTATAGAAAGTTTCGTAGACAGAACTGCATATAATGAATTTGCTAAAGAATTAGCACGTCGTACTTTTGATGAGTCTGGTGATTATACAGTAAGAGATTTTGATGTACGTGTAAGAGAGCATCAGAATGATGGTTTGAATGGTGGTGTATATCTTCCAGGTGAAGTATCTAAAGAGGGTACCACATCTAGTTCTGCCTACTATGCACTAGAAGCAAGTCCAGGTAAAGCATATGTAAGAGGATATGAAGTTGAAACTTTAACTCCTAGCTACCTAGACTTAGAAAAACCAAGAGAAACTAAAGCACTTCAGAACTCTATAGTACCGTTCGAACTCGGTAACTATATGTTGATGAATAATATTAAAGGTAATCCTATTCTTAATGGTGATAGTATTACTGCTAACTATCAGGTACTTGAATTTCGTGATGTAAGACCTAATGGTTTGAATGCTTCAGGACAGATCGTTGGATATGCTCGTACTGCTGCATTTGAATATCATAGTGGTACTAATGTAACTGCAGCAGATTGTGTCTATAAGACTTATCTATTTGATATTCAACCATTAACAGCATTCCATTTGAATCAGAATGCCACAATGAGTCAGGGTGCTGTCATTCGTGGAAGAACATCAAAAGCAAAAGCATTTGTTGTTAATGATGTTGTTAACAATGATATCTTTATGGTGTACCAGGTCTATGGTACATTCCGTGATAGTGAAATAATTGAGAGAGATGGTGTTGAAGTAGGTTCATTAACCAACCATTTCCAGTTCCAGCTTACTGATGCTAAAGGTGTAACAGGTAGAGATCCTGATACTAACGCAATCATCTTCTCTGGAGACTTAGTACTTGATGATGTAAGAGTTATTTCAGGTACATCATTCAATATTAATACTGGTACACTTACTGGTACCAAGTCAAACTTCACCATCGACCTACGTCCTGGTGATATCTTAACTCCTGATGGTACAAATACATACACTATAAACCCTATTGATACTACTGGTGGTAGTATCCAGGGTGAAGTATCTAGTGCTTTAACAGCATCTGGTACTGCCACTGGTGTAGGTAATGGAGATTTCCCTGCACTTATTAGAACGAGAGCACAGATATATGATAAGGCAACAGCAGATATGCTGATTGAGATGCCTAAAGAGTCTATTAAATCTATTGCTGACGAATCAGCAATCATTGCACGTACCTTTGATGATATAACTGTTACTGGTGCTAGTGACTTTACGATCTCACTACCAGCAGATGAACAGTTCCTTTCATATGATAAGGATCATTATAGTTTGACAGTTCTTGGAGGATCTGTTGCTACTGGTACAACTATTGATATAGAACCTAACTTAACATTTAACACTACTGGTACACCTAGAACCTCTCTAACGGTTACAGGTTTGACAGGTATCACTTCTTGTCGTTTACATACATCTGTTTCCAAGAACCAGGCAGAGAAGAAGTTAAAGAATGCTACTGAGATGGAAGTAATGAAGGTTGAGAGAACCGCTATTTCTTCTGATGCTCAGAAATATGGTCTGTCATACGGTTCACTTTATGGTACCCGTATTGAAGACGAAGAAATTTCATTGGGAGCTACTGATGTCTACAAAGTACACGCCGTCTACGAGTCACTCGATGATAATGCTGCACAGATTCCTAATGCAACATTCCAGGACGCAACAATCTTTAAAAAAGGAACTATCATTGAGGGACTTACATCCAAAGCAAAAGCTCGTGTTATCAACTTTAACCCTGTTTCGTATGTCTGTCATTACGTATATGAGAACGATCAGTTCTTCCTCTTAGGTGAGAGTGTACGTGGTTTTGATGCTAACGATGCAACATTAACTGGTATTGTTAATGATGCTGAAGGATCTATTGTTAATGGTAGTAAGAATATTACTCCATCATTCTTCCTTGATTCTAACCAGCAAGGTCACTATTATGATATTGGTAAACTAATTAGATATGCATCATCAACCAAACCTCTAAGGAAATTGATGATTGTATTTGATAGATTCGTTCACGAAACAACTGGTGACTACTTTGCTTCTGAATCTTACATTGGTATTGATTATGATAAGATCCCATCATTCACACAGGATGGTGAGACTAAGCAATTAAGAGATGTTCTTGACTTTAGACCTGCTGTAACACCTGTACTATCTGGTTCAGGTACTGTAACAGCACCTTACTTTGTTAACTGTGCATCCTTAGACTTTAAAGATAGGGGATTTGCGTCAGGTGGTGTTGCAAATAACGCTACTATTATTGACATTCCTAAGCCAGAGTCTGACTTCCGTTGTGACTATGATTTCTATCTTGGACGTACAGATAAACTATTCCTAACTGATCAGCAAACATTTAAGATCGTTAAGGGTATATCTGGTGAAGCTGGTGAACTTCCAGCAAATATTGATAATGCTATGTTACTAGCAACGATGGTTCACAAACCATATGGATATGGTCCTGAAGATGTTGCTATTTCTAGAGAGAATAATAGACGATTCACTATGCGTGATATCGGTGCTATTGAAAAACGTGTTGACCAATTAGAGTTCTATACCTCACTGTCAATGCTTGAGTTAGAAACATCATCATTACCTATTAAGGATGCTGATGGTTTCGATAAATTTAAGAATGGTTTCTTAGTTGACAACTTTACTTCTTTCGACTCTACAGCAAAGACACACGAAGATTTCTCTGCTGCATTAGACTTTAAGGAAGGTACACTACGTCCTTCTCATTATACTACTAACGTATCTTTAAAATATAATGCTGCTGGTTCTTCTGGTGTAACCTTAACTGAAACAGGTACAATATTACTTCCATATACTGAAACTGTCTTTATTAAACAACCATATGCATCACGTGTTGAGAATGTAAACCCATTCAACGTGTTTGCTTATATTGGTAGACTTGATTTATATCCATCATCAGATGACTGGATTGATACAAGACGTGCAGGAGATCGTGTTGTTAATATAGAAGGTGACTTCAACGCACAGATTCAACGTCTTGGTGGAGATGTTAACACAGGTCTTGTTCCTACACAGTGGAACTCTTGGAGGACACAGTGGTCTGCTTCTACATCTTCAACTAACTCTCAGTTCTTTAGAGGACCAGGAATCAGATGGATTCATACTACAACTACAAGAACTACAAGTTCACAAGTACGTTCTGGTTTAAGGACTCGTGTTACACCACGTATTGACAGACAGTCATTAGGTGATAGAACTATTGAAAGAACAGTAGTACCATTTGTACGTTCAAGAAATATTGCATATAAGATTCAGCGTTTGAAGCCTAATACTAGGTTCTACGCATTTATTGATAACGTTAATATTAACTTCTATACAACTCCTAAGTTGATTGAGGTTATTAAGAATACTGTCGAGGATATTAGAACAAATGATACTCCTTATGTTGTTGGAGAGACAGTTGTTGGACAGACATCTGG